TTACTGGTTTTACAGCGTGCTTCCCAACATTTACGGAAAGCTTCCTCGTAATTTGATGCTGTGGTGTGATGGTGTGGGCACATTTTGTTATCACAAGCAAGATATACTGCACACCTCTTGCCTTTCATTTGTGCCACCATGCAAGGCACATTACCATCCTTAGCTGCCCTATTGAGCATCAATGTGGGCAATTCTTTCTCATATCCCAACACTTTAGCTTCTTTAAACTCATTCAAGGCAGCATAGGTCTCCCCATCCACAAAATAGAATTGTCCAACATTGGCCTGGGGAATAGGTGCATCAAAGTACTGCTCCAACCCAGTAGTGCTCTCAGGGATGCAATTGCGATAATGCACCAAAGCATCTCTCTGATTAAGCAATTTTGTAGCACTACCAAATGCAATAAGAGCGGCATTATTGGCCACATATGGGGCAGGACTCATAAAAATTATCCTTTTCCCTGCCTCCAATTGTTCTCTCAAGAGAGGATATATCAAATACCCCTTAGCATTTTTGAGACTAGAACTCTTACCAAAATTCAGCACCCAATTCTTAGTTGGCAATCTACCAATACCCCCACCATATTTTATGGGAACATGTTCTCCCAGGATTCCCATTTTTAAAGGTTCCGTAGACACAACAAAATCCTCCTCACATGGTTTATAGTGGGGGCCACACACACCAAGCACACTTGTATAAAAGTGCGCCTTGTTTCCCTGCTCAGAAACATGCATGAATTTTTTAAAATCAACACCAGACATGTGATCTAAAACTGAGGCAGGATCATGTCTAAGCATTCCAGTTTGTTGACTAGAATGAAAAGACTCACAGAAAGCCCAAGTACGAAACTGGTCTACCAACAGAGGCAGACGGGCCACAAAAAAAGAACGCACACGCTGGAATTCCTTTGGATCATTATGCAAGTATAGCTCCATCAATGCCACATTCACATTCAGAACAAGCTCTTCTATGACATCAACTTCCCCACTATACTGACTGGCCTTTTGGTGGGTGTGAAACTTGTCCTTACTTGGTGTTAACCAATATAAGGAGGAGAATATGGCAGTCATGTCCAGGGGAGCTTGTATGACACCAGTGTCAAGCTTCAAGAACTTTCTCTTAAGAAAATCCAACTCCCAAAAAGGCTTGGATTCAATGGTTGGGGCATCTTTATCACTACCATCAGTAATTTTTACCTTCTTTTCTGCCAAGGTAACTCGAATTGCCTCACCATTAAACCAAGAGGCACAGGAAGGTGCAACAGAAATGAGATTATCATCACCATAAACTATTAAACAAACAGTCTGTTGAAACCTACATTTCTCGGGCTTTGGAGCCAGCTTCCTATATGCATAGCGGATCAATATTTCATTAAAAACTGAATTCACAACCACAGTAAGTGCGAATCCAGAGGGCAATCCACAATTAACCTTAAAAACCTTCTGCCCAACAAAAGCATATCTCCCAACAAGTGCCATCAGCATATTATAACGTTGGGCTTGCTGGACTTCAGATTCTCCAGAGAGTGCATAGAGTTTGTTTATCATATTAGCAATACACTCAATGACCTGTGCATTTAGAAGACCATCAAACGCAGAATAATCACAATTAATGGCTTCATTGGTCCCCGGACGCATCAACCGTGCCAGTATGTGACCCCATTCTCGAGAA